GGTCTCTTCAACTAATATCAGTAATGTTGGTGTTCGTTATAATGGTATAATTACTATGAGGGTTTTGAGTCAACAAACAAGCCCTGTCACTAGTGCAGATATCGATGTACTCGTCTTTGTGCGGGGAGCTGATAATCTTGAATTTGCCGGACCAGTGGATATATCCTCCAAATATAGTCCGTATGTTGTCCAAGGAGACTGTTATGATGCAGATGGTGCACAGTATAATCTGGGAACTAAACCATCCATGGCCGATCCCAATATTAATTTAATTTACATGGGTGAGACAGTATCCTCATTAAGAACATTGATGCGGAGAAAATGTAGATACTGGCGATTAACACGCGATCAAGTTCTAACCGTGGATTCACGTTGTGTATTCTATTCGGATTTGGGAAGACTTCCTATGTACCCTGGTTTTGATCAAGATGGTCTGAACGTGGCTGTGGGTATTGTTTCTGCAGTAAATACACCGTACAATTTTGTGGCATGGAACTATACAACATGGTTCACACAATGTTTTGTTGGACAAAGGGGATCATATAATTATATTATTCATCCCTATACACCCACGGATGTACTTGCACTTGAGGTGTCGCGTTCTGAAGGCTTACATACAGCTTCTACGGATAATTTAGTTCGCCAACATCAAGCAATTGTGGATACTGTAGCTTTTGAACGTGATTTCACTAATACATCAGTGTATAGCATGGGGATGTCTGGCACTAACTTGATTTCTCAGAAAAATCTTGCTGGAGCAACTGTATCATTACCTATGTATAGTCGTTTTAAGTTCCTGAGTAATAATGTGTTAACACGCACAAAAGGTTCTTCGGTTGACGATACAGATACTGACAGTTTTAGAACCTCCGCTCTTGTTGAGTTTATTGGGGGATCTTCAGCAGATTTGCAATTTACTCAGGACATGTATGTATCGTGCGGCACGGATTTCTCACTGGTGTTCTTTTTGAATGTCCCTGTGTTGTATTCCTATAGTGTCATACCCACAGCTGGGTAAATAGTTTCTATGTTCTACAAAGACATAGGGGGAGTAAACCCTTAAAAATCCCGGCGTATCATTCGGGTGGCTTTTATGTCAGAATGATACACAATGGTGAAGAAACCATTTTAAAAAATTCTTCAAACATAGTTTCTATGTTCTATAAAGACATAGGGGGAGTAAACCTTTTAAATCCTGGTGTATCACCCAGATGACTCCCATATCAGAGTGATACATAATGGCGAAGAAACCATTTAAAAAATTCTTCTTAAAACATGATGGTCGATGTCATGTCTTGCCCCTTTGGGCAAGTTTGAGCTTCAAGCTAATCTGAACCCGCA